CCATTCAATATTTGGAACGATTAATTTCTTCTCACCATCAGAATAATCCCAGAAATCATGAAGCTGTGCAATAGGTGCAAAAACCTTTGTCCTAATCCATTTTGATAACATATTTTGGAACTGCATATATCTTTGTCTTAGAACATCCAAACTCAAACTTCCATTTGCATAAGTAATGTCCCCACCTTCCATAATAACTTGTGGAACCATCAATCCAATATATATTTCTTTAATTAACTTTTCAAGGTCTGCATTGATATCAATAACAGTTTGAGCGCCAATTCTTTCAATAGTAACACTTCCATGTGTTATAATCTTGAAATCTTTATCATATTGAGCTTCCTGAAGTAATTGCCTCCAAGATTCTAAGTCGCCTTGTGTTACTTTGTATTCTGCATCCGCACTACCACCAAGCTTCACCAAAGTAATTGGGTTAATAAGGTTGTCTGCCTGTGCATACTTACACTCTCTTAATTTATCCCAAAGCATTAGAGCCTTAAAGCATGATGCTATTAGGCTGGTCCCTCTAGTTTCATATGGTGATATTTTTCTAGCTATATGAGAAATATAGAAGTTATCAAGTGGAATATTCTTTCCAGCCTTTACATATTTTATAATTTCTGGTGGTAATGATGCTCTTATTCTTTTACTATCAGGATCGTTACCTGTTACTATTCTTTTAAGTTCAGAATCTGGTCTTAAACTTATTTCTGGTTCTGTTGGAATAGCCGTTCGCTTTACATAAATATAATCAGGATTTTGAATTACGCATCGTTTCCATTTCATTGTAGATTCATCTAAATCTAATAGTGGAAACACTTCTCCAATAACAAAATATTCTTGAGCCATTTGAACGCAAGTATTTAACAGGTCCATTTCCTCAGCCATTTCGCTAAAGAAATCTTCAATACGTTTGTCAGCACATACTATATTCATTTTCGAAATAGGATATGTGGAGTGTAATGATAATGCGTTATTTACTATTGGATTAAGAGCAAAGAACGCTCTAGCCCAAGCATTCATTGTACCTCTATCTCTTGGTAAGTGAGTATTGCTTGTCAACCAAAGAGGACTATATATTTCAGGACCTTGCCTTACAGTTCCACCAGAACCACCCCAAGCTGTTCCAATTGAATTAGCACTTTCACCACCTAATGATGCTTTCTTATGAAAATCTAATTCATCAGCAATACCACTTGGTGCTTTGACAAGTGCAACATGTCCAAATGAAGTTATTCCACCATCTTTTGGTGAGTCTTGCGATACTCCACTTGTAAACTCACCCCTATTTAATTCTTTGGCTATTTCGTGTTTTCTAACGCCACTAACAGCTTTTGCAACATTTACGCCTGGTGTTTGATCACCATTTCTTCTTCCAAATACAAATCTCTCACTTTTAGTTATATTCATCTTACCTCTAACTTCTTATATAACCTAACCAACAATTTTCATTGCAGGGCAATAAACGCCAATAGCGGTGCCTTTGCTTCTATCATTAGGTTTATCAGAAAATAATTTAGCGTTATTTTTAAATCCATTCGTAACATCAAACTTATATGCAAGATAAGCATTTATTAAAGCCATTAAACCGTCATTGGGCGAAATACCTTTAGAATATCTTAATTTTACATTACCATATCTATCGCCAACAGGCTTCGCAACCATGCTTGAACAATGACTAACAAGCCATGCTATTTGCTCCCAACTTCTCATTGGGAATCTAACAGAGCCCTTTTGTAATAGTTTTATAAATTCTTCTATTTGATTGTCCTTTTCAAACCTAATTGTTTTTGGAGAATCAACATCATCAAACTTTATTCTGCCTTTTATTTTAGTTCCTAAAGCTTCACTTGCTAAAACCCTTAAACCGTATTGATTTTGCAATTCACCCATAATCTCATGACCATAACCAATATCTCCAACGGCTCTTTTCACGTTGTAATTTGTCATAATCTGATCTATAACTTCTCTTTTATATGTAAGAGAGTTGTCTTTTAATTTAGTTGCAAATTGTATACTAAATAACTTAGGACCTTCAACTTTAATAACACAAGCAACTGTATATGATTGTCCTTTTGAAACCACAACACCTTCTTTATTTTTTACGGCTGCATCAACCTTTTTACCCCAGTCAATACCGAGATAAACATCTCTTTCATTAGTACATTCTGATGGTCTGATTGTTTTAACCATTGGTCTTTCATAATCACCACAGGCAGTTCGTATTTGCTCTGCTGTTATAGTCGAGGAATCTCCAGAATAAAACTCACCAAGAACTTCATTATTCCAAGCAGTTTCGTCTGATAATGGGTTGTTTTCTGGTTTCTGATCTAAAATATTTTTTTTAGAGTATAAAGGCATATATAATTGGTTTATATGAAACCCAATATATTTAGCAATAGGTTTTCCATTTTCATCAAGATCATCAATGGAAACTGAATGAACCCACTTACCCCTTTCTGCGGCTTCTCTTTTATCTTGAGTTTTACCACAATGAACACATTCAACAATATGCCCCCTGTTATCTGGATGGAATTCGGCGCATCTCTCATCATCTTCATCTAACCAGATTTTTTCCCAAGCATCACTATTTGGAGTATAAAGAGGGAAATGTTTTCCACACCTGCTACAACCAAGGTGGTAATATGATTTAGTGGAAGCTGTCCACATTTCATAATACTTACTATCTTTTGCTTTTGGTGTTCCCATGTATACTTGAACACCTTGACCGTTTGGTCCATATTTGGACTGAGCTAATGTTTTTAAAGCATTCATTATAGCTCTTGGGAACATATCCTGAACTTCATCAAAGAACATTATATCATATGTTCTACCTCTTACCCTGTCAGCATTAACGCCAATAGAATCAACGGCAATCATATTATCATTATTAAACATCTTCGAATAAATTGACTCACTATTAAAAGAGTTAATTATTGAAGACATAAAACTCCTGTACTTACCATCTTCACATTTTATTTGTTTTGATGAGTTTATTCCAGGAGATAATTTTGATTTAGAATAGTATGTAGCTATATCTAATTGAGGGAAACAATGAGCAACTCTAATTGGGGGTCGCCCCTCAGTCCCAAACATACCGCAACCCATCCAAAATAGCTCAAGGTTAACTCCCATAGTGGTAGCACCAACCTGCCTGCCTTTAACTAAAACAATTGGCAAAGCCTTTTTACTTAATGCTTTTAATCCAATATATCTATAAATATCAACGAATGGCTTATAACCATTACCCCGTACCCTAAAAGGATTACCATCTAAAGTAAGATAGTTTTCACAAAAGTTTACGGGGTCTATATTTAAAATTGATGTTTTTAGCTTTTCAAATACGTTTATCGAACTAGCCGTCTTATTTTCCATATTATTCCTTTATACATACTCCTCCGTACTATCAAAATTAAAATAAGCTTTACTTGGATCAGAGTTTGTAATTGGAACTTCTCTATTCTTTAATATATGATTGTAATCAATATCTTCATCATCTGGATTTATTTTTGATTTAATATAGTCTACTAGTTCAGAGTCCATTGTGACACCTTTCATGTCATCTGGTACTCTAGGATCATTATTTACAACGTCTTGTAATTTATTTAACAAATCAACAGTTCTACTAAACTCCTTTCTACCCAAAGCACCATCTATAGAGTTTTTTATATCTTCTAGTTCTAATATAGATTGAATATCTTTAGGCGCTTCATTATTTAATTCTACTGCTTCTTCTATTGCTGCTGTTTTTGTGTTTTCGCTTTCTTCTAACTGAGCATTTACTTGATTTAGATAATGTTTCAAACCAGTTCTATCTTGAAAACTATTTAGGTATTCGCTAACTGCTTGTTTTGGATCACTAAATCTATTAGCTATTAGACCTTTGATGTCAATAGGTGTGGATTGTTTTGCTAAGTTTTCTTTATACTTAGACATAATATCACCCTCAAAACTTTCATAATAATCTGATCTGCTAAATTTCATAAAGCCCCATTACGCATAATATTGTGTAGTATATTCACTTATTTTTGTTTCAGATGGGAAAATTGCTTTATCTCCAAAATTAACTCGGTCTAATAATAGTGGATAACCCATGTCTTTAATAAGAGTTACTACCTGGAACTTCTCTCTATTATCAAGGTCATATTGGTCAGCCATTTTATTGAAACACTCTTCCATATCTTTTCCTGCTTGGACTGTTGTTTCAATACATGTTCTTGCTATATTTGATATAAAGTAAGGAACTGTTACAACTATTTTACCTGTTGTGGTTGTCTCTGCTTCTTTTGTAATACCAAAAAGCTCGCTGGCTTTTTTGCCCTTGCGTTTTCTAAACTTTTTAGAACGAAGTTTTTCTAATCGATCAACCAAGCTTTCCATTCCTTTCGAAATTTCCTCTCTTGCTTGCTCTGCTTTTGCAGCATCAATTTCTCTTTTGAAGTCTTTTTTCATTGCACTAGAAATTTCTTTATCTAATCTTTCGAAATAAGAAATTGCACGCTCAACACCAGTAGTGTCTTTTCCTGTATGTTTTGGAATACCTTCAAACATTTTTTGAATCCAATCTAAAAATGAGTGAGTTCCACCCTGTTTTTCCCAATCCCATGCGTCAACAGGTTCAGCCTCAACAACCTCTTCCACAACTTCTTCTTCATCCTCTTCAACAAAATCATCTTCTGCTGCGCCAGGAATCAAATCTAATTTGAAAAAGATTTCTTTTGGTTCAGGATTTCCATCATTCTCTTCACTCCAGGTATCAACCTCCTCAACTATATCGTTGAAAAATTGATCTAATGATTCTGAAGGATCATCATCTACTTCCAATGTCATTGGAATCACGTCTTCTAGGTTTAAATCTTGGGTATCTTCTAATGCCTTTTTTTCCATTTCTTCTCCATACGCATAATTAATATGAAAAAATTACTTTTAGCGTCCTATATATATATGTTTGAATGCACAGAATTATAAATATATTTGCTATTCATCATTACCACCCTTCTTTATATCTGCATCTTCTTGTGCAAAGAAGTAATGATTGAACCCAGTATAATCAGAATTGTATGGTACTGAAAAGAAACCAAAATCCAAATAGGTGTTAACCATTGGTCCTGGGTTTACAGTAACAGCACCTATACCGGCTGCGTAATCACCAAAACTACATTCAACTTTTTCATTATCAAAAACAACGTTAGCGTATTTACATGGACCTTTCTTTTCTTTGTTTTCTTGATCGAATGCAAATATTCTGTTGTTAGCTTGAGCAACTAATTCTTTCTCTCTTTCATCTTCGATATCTTCTAATGGGCACATCTCATTTATAGCTTTACCAACACTATCACAAGCTTCTGTTATAGGTAAACCATATGGACAGCTTCTCTCTTCCTCTTCCCTAATAACACTTAGTTTTACTATTTTTCTCATAAGCCCCTAAAACAACCCTTTAATGTAAGGAATTTTATTTTGGATATTCAATGTCTTTATCATTTTATTAGTCATTTCAGGATTATATTTTAAAGACTTTCCAATTCTTGATTTTATATAACCATCACTAACGCCATCTAACGCATTATTATTTTTACGGACCCAATCTATAACTCTTTTTGTTGGAACAAAATCAAGCTTGGCACTTAGATAAACTATCCTTATTATTCTTTTTGGATCGTATGATAAAGTAATTCGTGGAGACAAGCATGTGTCTAAAGATTTATTTCTAATATCTTCCATTGCAAGACCAGTAGCATCTATAACAGATGATAAGTTCATTGGCATTAACAATGTATTAACTGTAAAATCTCTACTATACAGTTCTTCCTGCATCATTGTTGGTTTTTGAATACCAGAGTTTATAAGCATTTTTTGTATGTTTGGTATTCTAAAATTATTACTAATATCTATTTTGAATTTATCATAAATTATTCTACTATGACCATCATTAAATGTTGTTAGTGTTGTCCCTGGTAAAACACCAATTAGTTTATTTGCTAATGTTTTTGTTTGTTGATCGCCACAAGTTATATCTAAATCAGATACATTTTCTAAAGACTTCATAAAAATATCACGAGGAAAGCCACCAACTAAATAAGGTTTTGATAATTTATTTAGCTTCGCTGTTTCATCTATTGTGTCTAACAGTTCTTTTAGTGGCATTTTACACCGCTGGTGCTATTGGTACTTCTTCTGGTTCTATTGTGGGAGCTTCCGTTTGATCTGGAATAGCTGCATTCTCTGCTTTTTCAGCTACTGGTTTTGGGGCGTTTTCAACTTGTTGAACATCTTCGTTTAGATATTGCTCCATCTCTTTATCAATCAAACTATCTGTTTGTTTTCTTGATTTTGGTTCTAGTTTATCTGAATCTATAACAGACGCCCCAGAAGTATTAACGGATGATACTAATCTAGATAACACCTCTTCAACGCGAGATTGGCAATACTGATTAGATTCTAGCGCTGATTTAGTTGCTTCAGCTAATGATGGGAAAAACCCAGAAATACCTAAGCTATCTAACATTAAATCTATTATACTAAGTTGTCTGGCAATCTCTCTATTTTGGAAAACTCTACTAAGAGCTTCTAATCTCTTAACAACATCTGAAACTTTAATCCCCGCAAACAAAGTATCAATATCTTCTTTTGATTTATTCTCTAAAAGATTCTCTGAATCTATTGGGGGAGCAGGCGCTTCATCTAAAGTATCTTTTGGTTCTTTGGGCGTATTATCTAATAGAGGCGGCGCAGGTGATGGTGGTGGTGCAGGAGCCATATTTTCAATAGCAGGCGTTGCCTCTTGCGCTATTTTATTTAACTTATCTCTATTAGCAAATATAAGCAAACTTGCTACTTTGAAAATATCACCAGTTAAATTTTCTAATGCTTTGACTTCTTTAGTTTCTATATTATACCAAGAAGCTTTGCTGTCTAAATTATCTTCTAACTTTTCTTTAATTCCATCAAACTTATCTTTTATATTCTCAGGAACCATTTCTTCAGTGCCATAACCACGAACTCTTCTAACAAATTCATCTATTGCTTTTACGCCCTCTTCTGAATCACCAGATGGCTCTTCTTTATCACCGCCCTCTCCCGGCGCACTAGGCATACCAGACATATCATCTCCAACAGGGATATCATCTAAAGATGGCATTTGTGCCATCTTATAAAGAGCTTTGACAACTGTCTTATCACAACCCTCTTGTTCTAAATAACCACCTGTTCTAAGTATTATATCTTGAATCATAGATGCCGTTCTAACACCTAAAATATCACCCTCTAAATCTAAAATAGATTTCATTATTTTAGAATAATTATTTCCAAGAAGATGTGGTCCATCTTTTGTTGAAAGCATTTTCTTAACAGAGTATA